GTTAATGCTTGTGTTTGCTTAACCGTCGAGGCAGCCCCCCACGCTCATCAGCGTAGGACCCACGGTCGCTCCTTGTGAGGAGGTTTAAACAGCTGCTAGCGACAGCTGAGTGCTCGGACTACCGAGCTTTTGGATGAATTATGTGAAATGTTTGCGAAGAACCGAGATTTACTGCACTGAGCACAGCCAAGCGTGTTGGGTCTAGAAGAAGAGAGGAAGCCCAGGCACCACCCTGGTACGACGAATCGGTACTGACACCCCTCTGACAAGGGCCACTACTTCCAATCTGTATCTCCACCACGCTCTGCTGGCATGTTTCTAAGTTTTTGTTTTCTACACGTAATATGTACAAATCTCTATTGTCGCCTAACACCGACCCAAGGACATCTCCTCGGTCTAACCAGATGGCTCATTCTTGTTGTTGCTTCATGACTGCACCTCTCGTGGGGTAGTTTAACGTCTTCGGACTCACCTGACATGATACTAGGTGGTTACGCGTTCGTGTACGGACCAATACCGATGGAATACTTAGAAATCGTCGCAATAGCCAGCACGACATCGAAGTTCAATACATCACCGCGGCCGCAGGTCACCTTGTAAAAGTGAATTCCTTTGGTCCCGGCTGTGTTAATCGCCTCTGCGTAGATCTGGACAACCGCACCGCCACTTAAGGATGAGATTGTCGGAATCGCCATATCTGTGATCGTCGTACCCAACACTTCAACCGTGAAGGAATACGTACCACCGACCACCGCCGTGAGGCGGTTGGCGGCAGTAATTTCGAACGGCGCTGCCTCTGTGAAGTCGGCGGCCGCAAGGAATACGTTGGTGGTGGCCGTTGGAGCGGCCACAATGAGCTGAGCAAGGTTACCTTTTTCGGTAGGCTTGTCAAGCTCCACAGTATAGTCGACATAAAGTTCACCTCCCACTGTGCCATCACCATACTGGGTGGAGACAAAGAGAGAACCGAGATCATACGTCTTGATGTCAGTGTTCGCAATGAGCGTTTGGCGGGTATACCGCCACGTGTCATCGCAAGGGACTGCGAGTTCCGTCGAAACCCAAACGTTGTTTTCTGCGTTGGGGATGGTCTGGGCTTGGATTAGCTTGCTAGTTGGCGCACTATCGGAGGCATTGTAGTCGAAGGACATCATGAGGATGCCTGGCTTGCTTGTTGCGCAAACACTACGATACTCAAACCGAAGCTTCTTGAAGCGGTACTTGTCATAGCGGGCCGCCAAATTGCTGAGCCATGGGAACGTGCCGGCGAGCGCAGGATTCACCTGGTGCTTCTCGACACTGTAAGCTGAGCTGTTGGAGACCGGACCGAGGAATGCTCGGTGGGTGACAGTGGTGACCGATCCATTTCGACCGATGAGTGCGGACTTACCAACTCGCCGCGTGGCCATTGCCACAGGCGCGAATTGCGTTGCGTTGTTTGCCTGAGGTCCCTGCTGCCGCGAGGTTCGGCCACTCGAAGGAGCAGCCTTACTACCGCGTAGACTAGGTCGAGAATTACTCTGGCGTTTGGACATGTTGGGGGGTTTATCGTTATTTGAAAAGTTGGTGACTAAATCGGGGGGCCGGGACAAGCCTTGCAGCCCAACCAAGGTGCCAGCGAGCCATCTTTTTGGATTAAGCGTGCGCAGGTTTTCACGAGCAAACGTTAGGTCAGCATTCCGAAGACGCCGCCCATAATAGTAAGCCCGGTCATGCACCTGGCACGTTTGGTCAAACTCGTCAATAGGTGCGAGTTCGCCATCCACTGATGGTTGTTCTTTGCCAGCAGACCAATTTGGTCCACAATAGTTACCGTGATAGCGCATTCAGTAAGATGTTGGTGTTGTGATGTCTATCGACAGCCGAAACTTTCGCTTCTTCAAACTCAAAGGTGTCATAATAGGCCTCAAGGGCCACCTGCACGTCGGGCGAAATGCCCCACGCCTTGAACACCGCTAAGCGAGTAGCGTCGGCTGGCACAACAAATTGTCCTACGCTCTGGTAGGCCAACAAATGTGATCCTGAGTTGCGAGCTAACTGATCTCCAATCTTCGATCGCTTACCGCCGCCTAACCTTATAAAGGCGCGGTAAAAGTTTTGGACAACGGGTACACCGCTAGTCAGGGCAAGTCCACCGAGCCCAACTGCAGTCATCCAGCCTTTCCGGCTTGACATATCTTCAATGTTTACCGTACACAGCGTGTCCTTCCTTAAGGATGTGGGGATGTTCCGAACCATCAAGCACCTACCATTGGGTAACTCTATCGGTCTCATCTGGCAGAATTCAATCTGCTCCAGTGCATACACGGGTTTCTCAGCCACCATGCGGAACCCCATCTCCAGGAACCACTCATCGAGGCCGTCCATGAAAGTCAGTTGATGTGTTCTTTCCATCATCACCATACAATCATCACCGTTGTTGCACAGCTTGATCGGCACATTCCTCTCCTTAGCATAGCTGTAGACAAGCGCGCACATGATCAAGCAATTCCCCAGAGCAGTGTTCATATCACCACTTGCCCTGCGCCCGCGAACCTTATATCGCAGGTGTCCATCCTTGCACCACCCATAACCGCGGTTGTCAACTTGCCATTTTAGCATTGTCGCCAACTCCGTGCTTCGGTACATGCGGTTATAGATAGAGTGTTCCCACTCTAACGCCTCGACACTGACGTGCATGTCGAACTTGGTGGCGTCCAACCCGATTCCCACCGGATTGTCAAACGAGTTCCATTTGCCCCGCACTATGGATCCAATCTGCATAACGTTGAATCCTTTGATTACAGTAGGGCCATCGCCAAACATCTTCTTGATGGCGTGGTAAACTCGATGTTCTATAGGCTTGATATACGTGGCCAGTTTCACGTTGTACACGGGAGTGCGCGGTTGAATGCACCGCGGCGCCTTACTTACAGCCACCTTTTCCAATTTGACGAAGGTGTTCAGGTACCCATGCTTGCGAGTCAGTCCGTCTCTTTCCAGTTTGGCCATTGCGTTACTGTAGATGGTCCGTTTGCGACCTCGATACATCTCGACAACAGTGTCAAGGGAAACCGGGGTGGCCGAACCAAGCAGTTTGCTTAGGCCTTGTGTAAAGGAAGATAACCTCGCCGAGAACAGCCCGGTTGTCACCGGGGGAGGGGCCTCGAACCCATCCTTCACTTTGCAATAATACATCCGCTCCAACAACGCGCACTCGAGAGTGGTGATATCCGCATTGTTGACGCCAAGAGGCATGTTGCTGCTCAACTCTGTGATCGAGTACAACTTCCTCTCACGCACCTGCGCCTGGGTTCGCCACACGCGCAAACCTGGGTGAGTCAATAACGATTTATGACTGCACCCTTGTGTGGCTACCAAGCGCCCTCAGGCGTTGCAGGTGCCGCGCACGGCACCCGAACTCACCCAAGAGTGAAGACTCAACGGCACAAACAATCGGTACGCAGCAGACTTCTCCTCGTATGAGAGCCTACTGTTGTTCTTTCGCACCAACCAGCTATTCCGAAATGTAGCTGCATCGACCTCAGCATCGTTCACCGCGTACACACCCTCAACGACCAACTCAATGATCTGTTGCGAGTGCGCTGGGCGGATTCCTAGCTCACGGCACCTCGAATGGGCAAGGTACCGGATGGCCAAAGTGTTTGCCGAAGTGCGGACAGGTAAACCCAACCGCGCCTTAATCTCGGCTACGAGGCTCGCCACCATGCGGCCCCGCTGATGCTTGTGCACACGCCGGTGCGCAACAACCTCCACTTCCTCAATGCGACGAGCGAAGGCGTGC